GACGACCGCCGCTTTGATGGTCGGCGCACCCTCGACGGTTTCGGACAGAAAATCCGGCGTTTCGATATGCAGATAATCGACAAGGCCGTCGAGGTTGGTCTGACCGTCCAGCGCCTGCGCCACCGTTTCCAATAAGACATCCAGCGCCGTATCGCGCTGTGCTTGATCGCCATGTTGCACTAGCGCCTCAATCTCGGCGCGGTGCTGGTAATGGTAACGCGTAGGTGACAAGGTTACTTCTGGCTCCCCTGGGTCGCCGTCGCGCAAAATCAACAATCCTTCGGCAGGAACCTTGGTCGGCAACGGTTCGTTTCGGAGGACAGAAAGCCCCATGACGTTGTCTTTCAGGCATAAAAAAAGGCCTGCAAGGGCCTGTTCTCGTTTCGATGTCATGATGTCCTCAATCCGGCCAGTTTTTCAAAATCAACTGCGGTAGGCGGTGGAACCAGCGCCGCGCCTCTGCATCGAACGTGATGATCCTTTTCATTTGTACTTGCGGCACAAGCCAGAACATCACCACGGTGGTGAGGCCTTGCCCTTTGCTGACGGCGCGGTCGCTTGCTTTGCGGAAACCGCGTAGCTGGCCAGTTTTCCGGCTGTAGGACGCGCGGGCATTATCAACCACCAGCAAGGACGGCTTGCCGCTGCGATACACGAACCGCAGCCTTCCCAAAGAGTGTTCGGGAAAGTTCGATGGATTGATCCGTTTACCACCCACGCCACGCTTCGGCGCATTCGGTGTCGGTATTGCCAGCCACCATCCATCTTTTGAGCGAATGACCGCCGCGCTTTCAAACCCCTCCATGATGCGACTGGCCTTGGTATAAACAATGCCTGCCGCGCGGATGGAATTCTGTCCGCGTGGATAAAGATCACCGCGCCAGGTATTGGCCATACGCTGGCCAAGGCCTGCGCTTGTGACCTGACGGCGCATGGACAATTTCAAACCATCCGTTGCCTCCCGCACGCCCAGCGTGACAGCGCGTTCGGCAGTGGCAAATTCTGCCTTCATGTATTCCTGCAGCTTTCCTTCAAAGGCGGCACTAAGACGCATAGGCTTCGATCCTCAGCACAAGCCCATGTTGGTCACGCACAGGTTCGCCCTGCGCCACATAGGTTTTTCCATCGATGATGATTTGATAAACCGCCTTGGCAGGGTCGATTTCCGACAAGCGCAATTCAAACAAGTCTGTCCCCGTATGCACGCGCGTGTCCATGACATCTACAATCCGATCAGGGAAACGGTGAATGGCCGTTGCATCTGCTTCGGTGTTATCCCGAAAGACGAGATGCGCCGCCCGCCCGAATTTGGCGAACAGCGCATCTACCGCTTTGGAAGCTGAGGCTTGGAAGCTCATTCTTCCTTACCGTCTTTCTGGAAGATTTCCCATGCCTGGTCACGCTGCTGGGCGGTGATGTTCGCGCCCAGCAAGGCTTCGATGGCTTCCACATTCGGCTTGCCGTTCTTGCCGTAATCCTTCGTAGGATCAAGGCCGGAAATCGCCTCGACAATATCTTCAATCGTCGGGGCGGGTTTGCCATCCGCAGGCGGTGTGGCGGTTTTTGCCGGAGTGGACGCAGACGCAGCTTTTTCCTGTCTTGACGTTGCGAAACCGCGTGCGATGAGGCGTTCGGCCTCATCGTCCGCAATATCCAACACCGCGCCAGGCGCATGATCTTTGCCGTTGACGTGCAGAGTGATGATCGCTGTGATTTTCATGGCTATCCCTCCTTAACGTACCGTTGCGCAGAACGAAGCGTTCGGGCGGTAAGGCACGATCAGCGGTGCGGATTGCAGCAACAACCAGCGCACGGCAGGGTCTTCCTCCAGCCACGATTTCGAGAAGAAGCGCTGCGCACGATATCCAGCTTTTTCGTCCTGGATCGCGCCATAGCAACGCGTGCCCTCCAATTGGGTCGGGCTGCCGATCAGCACGGTGTAATCCGGCAGGAGTTTCTGGACGGCATCGTTGTCGTCAACGTAGCGGTCGTTATAGACCCAGAAATCCAGATCGCCGATTGTACCGACATAGCGTGCCAGATCGTTGCCCTGGCCGAAAGCAATCGGCCCCAGCGCAAGATCTGCCGCATCACGCAGGCGGCGAATATCCAGCAGCTTTTCCACCTTCGGATCGGCTTTGAACACACGCCATGCCAGCGCATCCATAATCACGGTGCGACCCACCGCGCCGGATTTTTCCTGAATGCGGGCAACCCAATCTTCGAGATTGTCCAGCGCATTCACACCAGTTTCACCCCAGCGGCTGCCGCCTGCCAGTCCCACCGTCAGGGACGGATCACGCTGGAAGTCCACAACCACGGTCGGATATTCATCGCCCGTAACCGTGATGCGTCCCGTGCGCAGAGCTTCGGAAGCCATGACTTCCTCGCGGCGCGTCAGGTTTTCCAGCTGCTTGGACAGGGTGCGGTTGATATTGGCTTCCAGGCGTTGCTGCGGGGACAGCGTGCCGCCGATTTTTTCGCCAATCGAACGCTTGAACGGACGATTGGGGTCAAAGCGGCGCTTGTCCTTGGCATAGGCGGGCTTGAAGCTCTTGGTGGTGAAACCTTCGTCATCCACGACCTTACCGGCAACCAGCGGAGAAACGAACGGTGTCAGCTTCGGCTTGGATTTGTCGATGTCGAAGTGGATTTCTTCGGAATCCTCGGTTTGTTCCTGACCGAAGAATACGTCGAGCAGGAAGGAGCTGGGACGCTCCAGCTTTTCCACGACCTTGGTCAGGACGTGGGTGTTGAAAATGTCGATAGACATGGGCTTTCTCCTTTTTGAAAGATCGGGTTATTTCTGGTTGCGGCGCAGATAGACGTTCTTTGCCCGCAGCGCGATGCGCACGCTGTCGAGCGTGTGACCCGCGCCCAGGACGAGAGCGTTTTCGTTGAATTCTCCGCTGAAATAGACGACAGCCTGCACATCGTTGTCGGCGGCGTTGGCGCGTTCAGCCAGAATGGCATCCGGCGTTTGAGAACCGTCGGCACTGGCCGAAGCACTCAATTTGAATTTGCCATTGGCAGTGATGCGGCCAAGGACTGCGCCTTTGGCCAGATCGGCGCCTGCGGCAATCGTCACCACGCGCTCAACGCGCGGGTATTCGCCTGCCAGCAGATTGTCAGGGGTGTATTCGCCCTGATCTTTAAAACCTTCAGCTCGTGTCATGGTTTTCTCCTTGTGTTGCGGGGTTAAACGGCGGCGGCGATACGGCTGGCAGCCGCATCGACATCATTGATGGCATCATCGCTGGCGGGCGTAATGGCAGGGTTGGTGACCGATGCCATGACCTTTTCAAAAGAGGTCGTTGCCTTAGGCTCTTCAACAGGGGCGCAGGCCAAAAGCTGTCGGGCTTCCATGGCGTGAATGTCGGTATTCAGCGCCATTTCCTTTGCGAGCTTTTCGCGGCCTTTGGCTTCTTCGCTGCCAATAATATGGTCGAGGCGCTTCTTTTCAGCGGATGCGCCTTCACGCATTAGTGTCGCCACGAGATCGGGGTGGTCTTTTTTCAAGGTTTCAATGTCCATTGGTTTTTTCTCCTGTGTTGATGAGGGTTGGTTTTGGGCATTAAAAAAGCCCTCTGTGAGAGGGCTTTTCTGTGGGGAAGAAAGTTCGGCTATCAGTCCTTCAAGGCTACCGACCCTGTCGGCAAGACCAGCGCTGACAGCCTTTGCGCCGATCATCACATCGCCACCGCCATAATGGTTCTGCACGTTTTCGGCGGACACATTGCGGTTGCGAGCGATGGTTTCGATAAAGACGTCCGCCATGCTGTCGATGCGGGTTTGCAAACGGCTGCGGCCATCATCCGTGGTGGGATCAAGGCGTTTGTGCGGACTTTGCGAGGATACGATCTCCACGGCTTCCGCCGATTTTCCCGATTTCCCTTGATACATGCCGACCACGCCGATTGAACCCAGCGCTGAGGTTTCGGACACCACAATCTCGTCAGCGGCGGAAGCGATCCAGTACGCACCGGACGCGGCATCGCCGGAGGCATATGCCACCACCGGCTTTTTGCCCCGCGCGGCAAAGACCATGTTGGACAATTCCGACACGCCGTTCACTTCACCGCCTGGGGAGTCGATATCAAGAATGATGCCCTTAATTTGCGGGCTTTCCAGCGCAGTGGTGAAATCGCGGGCGATCAGCTCATAGCTGGATGCGCCGCTGATCATCGTGAACAGGTTGGCATAGCGGAACAGCGGCCCTGTGACTGGAATGACTGCCACACCGTCGCGTTCCATCACGCTGTAGGTGTTTTGTAGATTGCGGCCAAGTTTGGCGGCCACCGCCTGCGGACTTTCGTTTTCCCGCGCGGCGATTTCCAAAATCGTATGCAGCGCTGTTTCCGTGATTGCCCACGGCTCACCGGCGATGCGGTTCCAAATCCTCATCATTTTTCTCCTGGATATTGAAAATTAAAAAAACCTGCAAAAATTTCTGCAGGTTTATGCGGCGTTAAATCAATTTTTTATAATCATTACTCCTCCGCAAAGCTTAGCAGTATAGTTCGCACACGATCACGGCGTGCATAATGTACGTTGTAATCTGTAGCCTTTATTAAACGGTGCCAAGCCAGCGTATGAATTATTGGATAGAGATCCTTGATGGATTCTTTAATTACATTAGGGGCTTTATGATTAAATTCAAAAACACACTCTTCTAAAAAAGAGTACTCTGGACTGTCATCGCTTAACCGATAAACATATTTTGCTGAATTGATGCAGTAGTATCGTGAAAGCAAGGGATTGCCTATATAGGCCTCTCCCCAATCAATGACAGATAAACTTCTCGATTTGTGATCTATAACTATGTTGTTATTTTGAAAATCTGCATGGTTGAGCGTATCTTGGATATTTAATTCATCTATTTTGGCACATAAAGACTCAAGCTTATCATTTTTATTCTCCAATCTATTCTTCTCAACATTTGTTAATTCAAGAAAATTCATAAAATCTTGATCATTCAGTACCCCTTTATACAAATCAGGAAATTTGTTTAAACGCCAATCGGGTAGGCCCGCTGCAAGAAACAAATCTAAAAAAGAGGATGTCGCATTTTGAATATCTTGATAGCATAAAATCCCTCTTTTAAGTGTCTCCTTATCAAGAGTACCTTTGAAAAAAGATCGCAGCGTTTCATCACCACACCCTACTGTAGCAAAACATTTTAAGTCTTCACTTTTTGCAATCATAACAGGAATAGTTTTGATACCACATTCTTGTGATAACAATTCAAGAGTTGCCGCTTCAATAAACAGATCTTCAGGAGTTTGCTTTAGATAATAAGGTATTGTTTCTGATTCTATTTTTAGTACGAGTGAATATGGTGTTTTAACAACTTCAGAAATAGATTTAATGTTAATATCAATATGCGATTTAAACCATGATATTAAAACATCATTTTCTAACTTCATTGTTCTGTATCCTTACCATCAGAATCCAAGTCGCTCACTGTATTAAGTATACTATTAACATCGTTAATGGAAAGCCCCAGCTCCATGATCTTGGCTTTCTCACGCGCGAGCTGTTCGAGAACTTCTTCCCAATCCAGACCTTGGCTGGCACATTCATCTTCCAGCGTGGATAAGCCGATCTGCATGCGAAGCTGCGCGGCTTTGGCTTCCTTGACCGGATCAACCCAACCACGGCCAGGGCCGATCCATTTACAACGCGTCCATGCCGCGCGGCGCTCATAAAAATCAGGGGCATCCACGATACCCCGATTGATGGCTTCTTCCAGCCATAGCTCGTACACGGGCCTGGCCCAATAGGTCGCCATCCATTGGCGGCGAGCGTTGAAATACCGCCACGCCTCCAGTAATGCCGCGCGGGCGCTTGAATAGTTTGTTTTGCTGAAATCCTTCATCAACAATTCGAACGGAATATTCAAGCCAGCGCCGATGTGGCGCAGGACGTTCTCGACAAACTGGCCGTAACCGCTGTTCGGGCGGCTTGGCGTGAACGGTGCGACCTTGTCGCCTGGGAACACAGGGATGATGGAACCGCCCTGCAGGCGAATATCCCATTCATTCCGCGCAGCCAGATAATCGTCCACCGACCCGCCGAACATCTCGCCGATGGCCTCACCATCCAGCGGGGTTTCGATAAAGGCAGCGATCATGGCATTGACCACGGCGGCCTGCAACTCCGAACGCTCGTAATGGTCGAGCATTTTGAACATTGGCATGATGGAAGTCAGCAGCGGCTTTCCACGGTGCTGGCCCGTGCGTTCCTTGTCATGAATATGCAGGACACGTTGACGGCCAAACGCCGTCCGTGCGGGGATGCGTTCCCAATCCTGTGCATCAAGCCCAAAGCCCATATAGACATCGCCAGGGTGGTTTTTGCGGAGATGATACGCCACCGCCGCCCCGTACATATCAATCTCAATACCGGAGCGCATGGTTTTACTATCCTGCCGCCCTGCAGGGTTGGAAAGCCGGTCGGCTTCCACCAGCTGCATGGTCGTGGCATAGCGTGTGCCGCGCTGTTCCAGCCATAATGGCAACGCCAGCGCTTCGCCATTCACGATACTGGAACGGAACACCAGCGCCGTCATGCCCGCGAATGTCAGAGCATTGGCCGCATCGCATTCCGTGCTTTCCGCCCAAGCACGCCATTCGGTTTCAACTTGTCGCGCCCATTCATCAGCCCATTCCTTGGTTTTCCCCAAGGCACGGTAATCGGGAATGGCCGCCAGGCGCAGGCCTGTGCCGATGACGTTGTCGACCAGCGTTTGAATTGCGCCAGATGCCACGCCGTGGTTGCGGGTCAGGTCGCGCGACCGTGATACCAGCGTCGGCAATTCAGACAGCAAATCGCTATCAGCCGATCCCAACAAAGGCATCCAGTTTGCAAGCTCTCGCGTGCGTAAAGATGCAGCACGGTGCGCCGTATCGCTCACACGCATGCGGGGCGCAGCTTTGAGGGGCTGGCCAGAGGAGTCCAGTAATTGCACCATGATTTTGCCTTAGAAACTTGTCCGAATGATTCCACGGCGGGCAGTACCGCTGCGTTTTGCGATTTCCGTTTGAAGTTCGTGGATATATTTCTCCAGCGCTCCAACATTGCCTGCCGTATAGGTCGTGCTGCCATAGCCGTGCAGGCTGACCGATACTTCCTGCGTGCCGGTCAGAAGGCGATGCCGCGCTTCTTTTGCCTGCACCAGTCGGGTTTCGAGTTCTAGAATCGTTTCACTCATGTATAATCCTTCCAAATAGATGGAGCTGTTCATGTATGATCATTTAATTGAATTAAATACCGCGTCGTGGCCAAGGTCATTCCTATTGCTTCAGCAGGAAGCAATACTCGCCAAATCGTCTATACTTTCTGGCTTTGAGTTTATGATCAAAGGTGGTTTTGACGATGTTTACAAAGGCCATTACTACACATCATTTTTTCAACTTAGCGTTGGCATTGAAAGAATGTTAAAGCTGGTGATCATATCCGATCACATGTTCAGAAACGACTATCAGCCACCAGATATCAAAACAATAAAGTCATATGGCCATGACCTACTGGCGCTTTATCAGAGAGCCAAAGAAATTAGCACTACATATAGCAACGCAGCTCTTCCAGTTTTAGAAAACGAAAATATCCGCAATAACATTTTAATTTTTATGAACGACTTTGCAGCAGCCACTGGTCGGTACCACAATATTTCTAATATTGCTCAGGTTACAAATCCAGATCCGCTTACTATGTGGTGGGATATTATAGACCAGATAAAGTGCAATGACTTTTCCAGCAGAACACATTCATGGATAGAAAATGAAGTTGCGAGACGTCTTAATCCAAATCTACAGATGCAGGACATAGTTGAAAATACCGGATATGTGTCAGGCGTTTATAGGTTTATCATGGTTGATAAAGCAAATTATTACGCGGTATGGAATACTTTAGAATTAGTAAAGCCTATCATAAAACTCCTTTCTGCAATTTCACGAAAAGCCCATGAACGAGATACGACTGAACAACCCATAAAATATCGCGCTCCTCATATTCCGTACTATGAAGAAATCTTTCCAATTTTATATACGAGCAAGCGAGACGTTCTACGAAGAAAACGTTGGACTGATCTTGGTCTTTAAAGATAAGGATCATTCGCCCGCACGGCTTTACGCTGTGGGAAGGTGACCCGTTTCTTGGTTTGCGGCTTCGGCGGTTCGGCCTTGGCTTCTTCGGTCACGGGGATTTCCACCCCGCGTGTCGGAATCTCGGCTTCCACGCCCAGCGTTTGTTCCAAACTGCGCCATTTGAATTCGCTCATCCGGTCGATACCATATATAGTGGCAGCGGCACGGGCGTACACGCGGCAGTCAAGGGCTTCGTTGTTGCGGCTGGGGTCTTTCTCCCAGGTCGCATGCGGAAAGCCCTTTACAACGCGAATGACGCGGCGCTCCGCCGTCAGCTGCTTGAAATACTCCTCGCCATATTGCGGGAAGTGGCAGCTGCCAGGCGGGAACACCGCACCTTCAGCGATTTCGCGGTCGGTCGGCCATTCCAGCTTCAGCCAACGGTAAAGCTCCATCTTGGCTACAGGGCCGGATACGTTCCAGACCCGCAAACCGCGACGTTTCCCGCCCGTATCAGCCTTTGACACGCTCAGGATCAGCGCCGTTTCACGATCCTGACCTTTGACGGCCACGACCGTGCGCGGCTGGCTGGCGCGTGCGCCGTTACCGCCCCAGACGGCCTGAGGATGGTTGCGCACGAAGCCGTAAACATCCTGCGTGGCGTAACCGCTGTCCACCGCCATCACCCGCACGGGCATGGTATGGCCTGTGGCATGCGGCCAATCGCGCTGCAGGACTTCTTCGTCCAGCCGTTTCCAGATTTCCGGTCGCGCGGTATCGCCATCAAGAATGACGTAATCCACCGACCAGTTTTCCTTGTTACGCCCCCAGGCAACGATCTCGCATTCGAGACGGTCTTTCTGCACGTCGACACCCGCCGTCAGGAACAAACCGCCCATCGGAACGACACCCTGAACATAGGTTTGTCGGCGTTCATACAGACGCTGCCATTCCGGCGCATCGGAGGATTCCTCGTAAGGCTCTCCTAGCACGGTGTTGACGAAACCCTTCATCAGATCAGGGTTGCGCTTTGCATCTTCGAACATGGCCGCCGCATCGCCCCACGAAAACCAGCCAATTGGGCTGTAGAGGGATGACAGGTGATAACCTATCGTTCCATCCGTGGTTTCCGCTGTCGCCCGCCATTCACCCCGCGCCAGCATCGCTGTCTTGTGGTGTTCGGCAATCAGGCAGCCGCAGCTCTCGCAAACATATTCTGCCTTTTGCGGCTCATTTTCCGGCCAGCGCAGTTGCGTGAACCGCAGTGGCTGGAAATGGTTGCATTCAGGGCAAGGCACATGGAAGAACCGCTGGTCGCTTTTCTCGAATTCGCGTTGAACACGGGATAAGCCCTTAACGGTAGGTGTGCTGACCATGAATATCTTTCTGCGGCGCTTAAACGTGGCAGACCGACGCTCTGCCAGCAGGATCGGATCACCTTCGCCATCAACGTCTCCTGGGTACGCATCGATTTCGTCCATAAACAGGTAGCGGGCAGGCATTGAGCGCAGACCCACGGCGGAATTCGCACCTGTCATGATGAGCAAGCCGCCAAGGAAATCCTTGCTCAAGATCGTGTTGCCGCTGTCGCGTTCTCGCGCGGGGCGCACTTTCTCGCGCAATTCCGGCACATCGTTCAAAAGCGGATCGATACGCTGTTTGGAATGACGTTTGGCCAGCTCCACCGTTGGCGCAACGGCCATCATTGGCCCTGGCGCTGCATGGATGACGTAACCGATCCAGTTGTTGCCGCATTCCGTCCCGCCGACCTGCGATCCCTTCATGAATACGATGCGCTGTACCGGAGAGGACGGCGCAAGATGATCCATGATGTCGCGTAAGTACGGCGTGCGGGCGGTGCGCCAGCGCCCTGGCTCGGCAGCCGATTTCGGAGAAAGAAGGCGGTATTTATCTGCCCATTCCGATACCAGAAGGTACGGATCGGGTTTGACGGCCTGCTGCCAGATATTTTCGATTTCTAGACTGTCATATCCTCCTTCATTCGATATCGAGTTTGGCATCCCCAAGTTCATCCAGATGCTCCCGCACATAGCGTTCCAGGGTCATGTGCAAGACATGCTCGTCCACCTGCAGCTCGGCGGCGATTTGTGCGGACACGCGTGCTGGCCAGTTTGCCCATGCGTCCCTGAATTGCCGCCCCAGGCGGAACACCTGTGCTTTCACCATGTCCTTGTTGATTAATTGTCCTTTTTTCTCCTGCAGGCGTTGCCGCGCGAGGTGGGCTTTGGCGATTTCGTGCGCGGTGCGGGCTTGCGTGAAGCTGTTCATGCCGTGCGCAGCGCGGCCATTCTCGACCAGTGTCTGTTTGACGGAATTCATGGCCTCTTCGGGGTCGATATCCTTGAACCCTGCCGGATCATGCCGCTTGGTGTGGTCGGTGTTGGCTTCCCAGGCCGCATCGGCCTTGGCAACGTCGATCTTTCCATTGCTGTCGGGCGTGATGCGGCCTGCTTTTATTGCTTTGCGCACGGCGTTTTCAGCCACGCCCCGATGACGGGCGTAAGCACGGACGGAAACCCCCATAAATCCTCACTTTTCCTGATCTATTCAACTTTACTTGCGTGCAAATTGAAGCGTTCATGACGATGTAACCTCAACAAAAGGAGCATCATCATGGCCACCGCAAAAAAGAAAACCGCACCAAAAAAAACAAGTAACAAAGAAGCCTGCGCCGAAACCGCGCAGCATGCCTGACAAGGTCGCAAAACCCAAACCAGAAGCCACACAGGCCGTCACCGAACCCAAGAGCAGCAAGAAAGATAAAATCTTTGCCTTGATGCAGCGTCCCGAAGGCGCGACCATCAAAGAAATGGTCAAAGTTAGCGACTGGCAGAGCCACACGGTGCGCGGCTTCCTTTCCATGCTGAAAAAGGCAGGAAAGACCGTCACCAGCGAACGGGTTGATGATGCACGGCGATATTTTATAAAGGTCTAGTCGTTTCTATGATGGCCTGCCAGGCCATCGCAAAATTCGCATCCAGAATATTCACTCATTTCAAGATCACCACCACCTATTTGCAATTCATTGCACCATCCGCAGCCTGCTATTTCATCTGTAATGTAAAAACATTCTTTGCAGATGTAGTAAGCATGGTGCTCTATGACCTCATTAGGCGTAGAACACATGGCACAATTTCGAGGTGTATAGTCTGCATAATTATCTGTGCCAACAGAATCGGTATCCAAAAGATCAGATAAATGATCTTTATCTATTGGTTCGTTACAAGCTGTACAGCATACTTCAGTATCGCCCTCTATAATCTCCAATAAACCGTCACAATCATCGTCACCGCAAGGGGTTTTCAACAAATATTCCTGAAAAAGGCATACTCTGCATTTACAGTTAAAAAGATATTCTGTTAGCTTATTCTCTTCGCTAGCGGCTTTTTTGCACCGTGTGCAATCTCTGAATATAGCCCCGTTTGATTTTGCTAAAGCTATTTCAGGCGTAATACGGCTAAAAACGGTTTCTAAATAGATATCATGTTCTTTCATACTCGCGTTAATGGAAGAGATTCTGTCTCTGTAATCACCAAACACATCACCCCAGCCAGACAATAATCGTCTCAAGAAGAACCATCCACTTGATTGTTCAACAGCAATTTCTTCAAGAAGCTTTTCTTTCTTCGCATGCGTGTGTGCCTCATGAAAGAAATGAACCATCTTGTTTCGATGATTAGCTAACGCCTTAAAGCATTTTTGTATATCAGGGGATATTTTCTCTCCAGTTACAGATTCTATCCTCGGAACAAGGTCATTAAAATTTATCGATTTAAAATCACCTTTCTTAAATTTCTCGATATCCGGATGATCCTTAACAGCAATTACTAATGACCAATGCTCATGCATTAAGCGGGCTTTTAACAAAATTTCGATAGCGGCGCAAAAATTAATTACCGAATACTTTGGTTCAGCTTTAAACTGTTGAATAGCGCGTTCTAGAAAATCAAAACCATTGTTGATTAAGTCTTTTAATAAAGCATCTTTCATTATGGCACTCTCAAGCTTGTATTTTTTGCTATTATATCGAATTCTTCTCCTTTATCAGCATGAATCGCTTTCTTGCCTGTAAATTCCTGCCATCTTTTGACAATGACATCGGCATATTTCGGCTCAAGCTCAATCAGACGTGCGCGACGTCCCGTTTTTTCACAGGCAATCATCGTGCTACCTGACCCGCCGAACGCGTCCAGCACGATGTCCTTTGTCTTGCTGGAATTATGCAGGGCGCGTTCCACCAGTTCGACAGGCTTCATGGTCGGATGCAGATCGTTCTTCACGGGCTTGTTCACGAACCAGACATCGCTCTGATCCCGCGCACCGCACCAGTAATGTTCGTGACCGTTTTTCCAACCGTAGAGGATTGGCTCATACTGGCGCTGATAATCGGAGCGTCCCAGCGTGAAGGTGTTTTTCGCCCAGATGATGAATGTCGACCATTTGCCACCGGCTTCCGAAAACGCGCCGTGGAGCGTATGCAGCTCGGAGGATGACATACAGATATACATCGCGCCTTTGCAGACCATCATCAGATTTGTGCAAACGTCATACAAAAAGGCCGCGAAATCCGCGCCAAGATTATCGTTTTGGATCGGGCGGGATTTGCCGCGCATCTTGTCCTTGGCCGAGTTCGCGTAATTAACATTATATGGCGGGTCGGTGAACACCATGTCGGCCAGCTCTTCACCTAGCAATGTTTGATAGCTGTCAATCAGCGTGGAATCCCCACAGAGAATTTTGTGATCGCCGCAGAGCCACAGATCGCCCAGCACGCTGACAGGCGTTTCTGGAATCTCTGGTGCAGCATTCTCGTCCGTCAGACCTTCGCTATCAGCATCACCATTCAGAAAGGTTTCCAACTCATCATCATTGAAACCCAAAAGACCAAGATCGAATTCGTCACCATCCAGCGCCTGCAATTCTTGCCGTAACAACTCATCGTTCCAACCAGCATTTTCTGTGATTTTGTTATCAGCGATGACCAGCGCACGGCGCTGCACTTCGTTCAGGTGCTTAAGGCGGATGGCGGGAACCTCTTTCACGCCCAGCATGCGGGCGGCCATCACACGGCCATGCCCAGCAATAATACCACCGTCATCGCCGATCAGGATTGGATTCACAAAACCGAATTCCGTCATTGATCCCGCGATCTGTGCCACCTGTGCATCCGAATGGGTGCGGGCGTTTTTGGCGTACGGGATCAGATGATCGACAGAAATATATTCGACATTCAGTTGAACATCATTGCTCATCAGATTGTTTCTCCAAAAGTTGTTGTTGCTGCTCTAGAAATGAGAGTGCGCCATGCATAAGCGGCAGCCAGCGGCACGACACCGTTTCCACAGGCGCGAATTCTGTCCACCCGATAGGCCAGCCCATCAGCCATTCGACAAATTGCGGGTTCAAGACTTTCTGGGACGTCGCTCCAGTCGCCTGTCGGCCCTGGGGCGAAGAGAGGGAATGTAGGCAGGCCTCGACATTCAGCGGCTTCGTGTTGCGCCTGAATTGGCTCGGCCCCGCATTGTTCTTCGCATCCTGCGTGGTGACGGTCGGCCAGACCTTCGCCTGCGCCGACAGAGAGCCGAAGCACCGATCCGTTCTGTCCCCGTTGCGTTTGAGGAAGGTGTCCTGATTTTCCGCGCTTTCCTGCGCCCTGGGTGTCAGCCACATGATCTGTTCGCGCAGATTGCTGGGACGTGTCCGTCCCGCCCGCGCTCCCTCTGGCCCCAGCATCCGTTCCATCGCCTCCGGTGAACGCGGCCGCAGATGATCCATCGTGTTCGGCGTTGCCCAGGTGATGACCGAAACTTCCAGCCGCCTGCGCGGATCGCCCTTGGCAATCTCGCTCTGGCACGGCGTGTTGGCCGAAGACACTCTCGCGGTAGGCCAAGATGAACAGCCGCTCCCGTTTGTGAGATGCACCGACTTCCTCCGCCGTGAACAAACCTGCCTTAACGCGGTAACCCAGGCTTCGAAGGTCATCGTGGACTTGTTGGAATCCCAATCGTAAATGTCCTGGAACATTTTCGAAGAAGCACAAGGGCGGGTCGATTTCTCGCACCACTCGAAAGACATCTGGCCACAGGTGTCTTGGGTCTTTATCGCCGAGCTGTTTGCCTGCAACGCTAAAGGGCTGGCATGGATAGCCCGCAGTGATGCAATCCACGAGGCCACGCCACGGTTTGCCATCGAAGGTTCGTAAATCCGTCCATATAGGCGCTTGATCCAGGGCGTCCTGCTCCATGCGCGTTGCCAGGATTGCTGCCGCATAGGCTTCGATCTCAACAAAACAGACTGTGCGAGCATTTGGCTGCGCCACGCGAAGTCCGAGGTCGAGTCCGCCGACACCGGCGCACAGGGACAGAATTGTGAAGGGATGTAAATCCACACGTTGTTCCTTGAACCTTTTGGGTGCGCAGTCATAAAAAGGCGGGTGCGCATTTCTGGGTGCGCACCTTTCAAGGCCTTTATTTCCTGCTGTTTTTTGGGTCAGGTACGCAAACTGCGCACCCAGAAAAAAAGTCTGTGACTAAAAAAGTCCTGCGCCTTTGCCCGCCGCATTGGGTTCAATCGCCGGAAGTACCTTTTTTGATTGGGGAGAGTTGATTGAATACAAAAAGGCCACGCTTTGTGGGCGCAGCCTTAAGGATAGATGAATAACGGGGGACGTATCGCGATGCTAGTGATCAGACTGCCAAAAAATGTTCGCCGTGTCCGCATCTTTTTTGTTCGGACGTATTTATCCCCATAGATTGGACATCGGTACAGCCCAGAGGTTCTTGCCAAATGGCACAACATCACGACCACGATAGAGCACAACACCACAAACAAAGTCTTTTCCTGAGAGAGCCTGAAGTTCCTGCAATCCCTTGAAATCAGATTGGTCTACACGGTCCCGCTTTTTGACCTCAACGCCAGCTAACTGGCCGTTTGGTCTTTCAAGGACAAAATCAACTTCCTTGTTGTCACCCGTCCTAAAATGCAGCAGATCAAATCTTTGGTCATTGTTGGCGACGAGTTTCAAAAATTCAGTGGCCACAAAGTTCTCAAGAGCGTGACCGAAAAGCTCGGGCCTATTCTTTTCTAGATCCTCCAGCTCGTACTGTAAAAGGTGGCAGAGCAGTAAGGTGTCGGTCACATACCCCTTTGGGGATTTAATCAGACGTTTACTGATATTGCGATGCCACGGTGCAAGTTCGAAGGTCAGAAACAGCATCTTAAGCAATGTCTTGTAATTGCGTGATGTGACCGGATTAAGACTCGCATCCCGTGCAATGTCAGCATCATTAACCAGTCCCCCAGCACGGCCCGCAAGTATGCGCAACAGATTCGGCAGTGTATTGAGCTTGGCAATCTCCGCCAAGGCACGGACATCGCGCTGCAAAATCGTGGTCAGATAACCATCGAACCAACGTGTACAATCATGTGCAGATGCCCCCGAAATCTCGGGGAAAGTTGCGGCGCGGATCATATCTGTGATTTTACGCTTTCCTTTGTCTGCCGTAAAATCTTCAGCAAAAAGCCTTTCCAGAAAATCTCCTTTGCCCTCCGCAACCTCTGCACTTGAAACAGGATAAAGGGTAAGAACCCCCATCCGCCCCACCAGCGGATCCGAAAGCTTTGGGAGAGCCATGATATTGGCAGATCCCGTCAGGAGAAACCGCCCTTTAATCTTCCCACCTTGGGCATGGCGCATCTCATCAACAACGGTTTTTAGAGCCCGAAATACATCGGGGACAAGCTGGACTTCATCAATGATGAGTGCCCCTTTACGCTCGCGTAAATAGCTTTCTGGCGAATTCGTTGCCGCAGCGATTTGTGTTGTGCTATCAAACGTCACATATTCGGCGGGGAAGTCTTTTTTAGCAATCTCCTTAACAAGCGTACTTTTTCCTGCCTGACGCGGGCCATTCAGAAAAACAACGGGACTGGTGCTCAAGGCTGCTAAGAGCTTATTTTTCAGATGTCTCCGAATGTGCGCCATGACGGTCTCTTTTCTGTAAAGATAAATGCTACTCTTCTAAATTATAAACGTAACTTTTATAATTGCAAGTTAATTATGATGGGCATATTTCTATCGGGCTATATCTTAAAAACGCTTTATAAAGCGTTTTTCTGACAGATAGATGCTTTAAAAAGCATTTCTAACCTTAACTGGTGTCACATTAAGTGCTGGGTTTTGCGCGCTTGGGGACACGCCGCCTCGTATGTGTGAGGCCAGCATCTTGGAGCTTTCGCCCCAGCACATCGTCCCTGGCAAGGAGCAGCAAATCCTTTTCAAGGCTCAAACAGAATAGCACCATCGCATACGCACCCATTGTAACACCACCGTCGCCATTCTCAATCTTGCGCAATGTCACACGCGTCATACCCGCCCGCTCGGCAAGCATCGTGGTTGTAATTTTCCGGCGCAGGCGTGCCAGTTTTATATTCTCTCCAAGTACACTCAGTATTTCTTTAAGTGTTGGCGGTGGAGAAGCTGTTTTTCTTGGCATCAGTTATTTTTCTCAATGGTCATTA